AAAGATTGGAAGTCTTGGCACTTCACTACGAAAGATAATCCGCTTATTGATCCGGATGAAATCGAAGGCGCTAAAAAGACTCTCAGTAGTTTTGCTTTTAAGCAAGAATACGAAGCCAGCTTTGATAACGCTGGTACTGATGTGTTTAAGGAGTCATGGCTGAAGTATGGAGAAGAACCCACTAACGGTTCGTATTATATTGCTATTGACTTGGCTGGCTTTGAAAATATTAATAACTCAGCCGAACGTAAGAAGCGCCTTGACAAGACTGCGATTGCAGTTGTTAAAGTGGATGACGATGGTGAGTGGTTTGTTCAAAAGATAGAGACTGGCAGATGGGATGTACAAGACACTGCCAGACGAATCTTAAAGAACATAGCGGAGTTTAAACCGTTGGCTGTAGGGATAGAGCGAGGAAGTCTTAAAAATGCTGTGTTGCCCTATCTAAGCGATCTGATGCGATCTAACAATGTGTTCTGTCATATCCATGACTTAACGCATGGTAACAAGAAGAAAACAGAACGTGTTGTGTGGGCTTTGCAAGGACGCTTTGAGCATGGCAAAGTAATCCTGAATGAGGATGAAGATTGGGATGACTTCAAAGATGAATATATGATGTTCCCTACTCCTCAAGTTCATGATGACTTGATTGACGCTCTGAGCTATATCGATCAATTGGCTGTAACAACGTACTTCAGTGACGATGATACTGAAGATTATGAACCCCTAGATATGATAAGTGCTTACTAATATGGCTTCCTGTCCCTTAGCATTACGCAGCAACGCATTAAACATCAAAAACCATCTCTCAACGATCAAGGATGCAAACCTTGGTCCAGCAAATCCTTTAGAACGAAACCATGAATTCTGGTCAGCAAAAGCAGCTCTTTGGGGCATTAGCGAAGGTGACGCTCGTGGGCGTACTTGTGCTAACTGTGAATATTATTTTGACACCCCCGATATTCGGGATTGTATCGCAAACGGTCCTGCAAACACTCTCAAAGCTTCAGCACTACCGCTAAACCCACCATGGGCTGACATCGAGTCACACCCAGTAGGTTACTGTGAGAAGTTTGACATTACCTGTTCCCCTATTCGTACCTGCGACGAACAAGAAATTTATCAGCGTGAAGACGCACCTTCGGAAGACGAATACGCAAGCCCCTTCGATTCCACCATCAAATCATCACTTGAGGACTAAGAATGCCAGATCCACAAATCGGTAAGAAATTAGATAAGTTTGAAGAAGCCCCTACTACAGAGGCAGATAACGAACTTATTCAATATGTATTAGCACACTGCGACCAATGGCGTACTCACCGTGATAGCAACTACTTGCTAGACTGGAAAGAGTATGAGCGTATGTTCCGTGGTATCTGGGCTGCAGAAGACAAAGCACGTGACTCTGAGCGTTCACGTATTGTTACTCCAGCAATGCAACAAGCAATTGAATCTAAACAAGCTGAGATCTCTGAAGCAGTGTTTGGACGTGGTGAATTCTTCGATATTGAAGATGACATTGCCGATCAAGACAAGAGTGATATCAACTTGGTGCGTAATCAGATGCACGAAGACTTTAAGTTTAGTAAGATCAAGAAGGCTATTGACGATGTTATCCTGTTAGCTGAAATCTACGGTACAGGTATCGGTGAGATTGTTGTCGAAGAGAAGACAGTAATGTCTCCAGCGACTCAGCCTATCCCCGGCGCTACTGTAGCTGCTATCGGTGTGATGGAGAAGAAACAGTTCATGGTTGGTTTAAACCCAATCAATCCACGTAACTTCTTGATTGATCCTAATGCCAATACTGTTGATGATTCTCTTGGAGTTGCTATTGAAGAGTATATGTCTTATTACGATATTATCCAAGGTATCGAAAAGCAAATCTACAGAAAAGTAAACGTAGTTCCTAGCTATCGTTCTACTAACCTAGAAGAAGTACAGGAAGGTTCTCCTTCACGTAGCGACAAGTTACAAGTATTGCGTTGGTATGGTTTAGTTCCACGTTCAATGCTCGAAGGCTTAGAAGAAGCCGAAGCTGAAGCAGAAGAGTTATTCCCTGAAGACAGCCCTGCTGACCAATACAGCGACATGGTTGAAGCCGTTGTTGTTATCGCTGACAATCAATACCTCCTCAAAGCAGAGGAAAGCCCTTACATGATGAAAGATCGTCCTGTAGTGGCTTACCAAGCTGACTCACTACCCGGACGTTTCTGGGGTCGTGGCACTGCTGAGAAGGGCTACAATATGCAGAAAGCTATTGATGCTCAAATGCGTAGCCATTTAGACTCTCTAGCTCTTACTACTGCACCAATGATGGCAATGGACGCTACTCGTCTACCACGTGGTGCTAAGTATGAAGTCCGTCCCGGTAAGAACTTCTTGGTTAACGGTAATCCAGCAGAGATTATGATGCCATTTAAGTTCGGTTCGACTGACTCTGCGAATATGCAAACAGCTCAGACGTTCCAACAGATGCTACTAGCAGCTACCGGTACGTTGGATAGCTCCTCAATGCCATCACAAGTGGCAGGCGGAGAAGCGTCTGGTGCTGGTTTGTCGATGGCTTTATCAGGTTTGATGAAGAAAAACAAACGTGCATTAATCAATTTCCAAGAAGATTTCTTGATTCCGTTCATTACTCGTGCTGCTTATCGCTTTATGCAGTTCGATCCTGAGCGTTATCCAGTTAAAGACTTCAAATTTATCCCTGTTTCAACCCTTGGTATGGTTGCACGTGAGTATGAACAGCAACAAATGATTGGTTTGATGCAAACACTGGGACCACAAAGCCCAATTACTCCTATTTTGCTCCAAGGAATCATTCAGTCTTCTAGCATTTCTAACCGTGGTCAGATTATTGAGCAGTTACTTAAGATGTCACAGCCTGATCCAGCAATGCAACAACGTCAGATGCAGGAAGATCAGCTTAAGAACGGCTTGATTGAAGCTCAAATCAACTACTATAACTCTCAATCTGCTAAGAATTCCGCTGATGCTCAGCAAATTCAGGTTGAAACTCAGATTATGCCTCAAGAAGCTGAAGCCAAGATGATTGGTAACATCTCACGTGGCTCTAAAGATCCTTCTGACTTTGATAAGCGAGTTAAAGTTGCTGAACTAGCTCTTAAAGAGCAAGACATCAAATCTAACGAACGTATTAGTGTAATGCAAATGCAACACAGTAGGTTAAAATAACAAAAAAAGTACTTGACAAACGGACAAGTTTAGTGTATAATTGACGCATACAACACTATAACTCCGTTGTCAGGGAAAAAGTTATGAAAAAAGAATTACAAGAGTATTACGAAAATAGATTTACCATGATGGCAACCCAAGGGTGGTTAGACCTCCTTGAGGACCTAGAAATTATGATCGAGGCAACGAATACGTTGTCTGGAGTAGACACAGAACAACAACTGTATTTCAAAAAAGGTGAAATGTCAATCCTTAACTGGATCAAAAACCTTAGAGATGCAAGTTCTGAAGTATACGAACAACTACAAGAAGAGGACGAAAATGTCGAGACGTCTTTGTAGTAAGTGTTCAGTAGAAAAAGATTTTAGTGAGTTTGAAAAAGACACTAGAGTCAAAAGTGGAATAAAAGCAGCGTGTAGAGATTGTACAAATGCTGCAAGAAAAAAGTATTACCACACTGATAAGTATAGAGATAGGCACTTAAAACAGTTTGGTATTGATTCTGAGCAATATGTGGAAATGTTTAACGCACAAGATTGTAAATGTGCAATTTGCGGTAAAACAGAACAAGAAAATAAAAAGCGGTTAGCTGTAGACCATTGTCATGCTACCGGTAAAGTTAGAAAATTACTATGTTCTCATTGTAATACAGCTTTAGGGCTGGTAAATGATGATCAAAACATTTTAATTGAAATGCTTTCGTATTTAAAGGAATTCAAATAATGCCAAGAAGATTATATGAATTTCGATGTGAAAATTCACATATCACTGAGCAGTTTGTCGACGAGACAATAAAGACTTCTCAGTGTCGTGAGTGTGACGAGATGGCAACTCGTATCATTTCTCCCACCGGGATCTATTTAGAACCCTTTAGTGGGCTACATCCATCATCTTATGATCGATGGACTAGGGTGAGAGCTGAGAAGCTGGCACAAGAAAAGAAAACAAATGCCGACCACGGCTCATAAGCAGTGATCGTTACTGCCGAGTCATTTTAAAAATCCTACAATCGAAAACGACAGGAGACCGCATGGCTGAATTAATTGAAATGCAACCAGAAGACGAAGGTAATTTAGCAAACTTCGACACACCAGCACAGGAAGCACCTGCACAAGAAGCAGACAACGCACCAGTAGCTAATGAGCAAGCAGTTCCCGATAAGTACAAGGGAAAAAGCCTTGAAGAGATCGTGAAAATGCACCAAGAAGCCGAAAAGCTGATTGGAAGACAAGCTCAAGAGGTCGGAGAAGTACGTAAGTTAGCTGATGATCTGATTAAGCACCAACTCAATACCCCAAAGCAAGACACGCAGCCAAGCGCAGTAGATAACGAAATAGATTACTTTTCAGACCCTAATAAGGCTGTAAATCATGCAGTAGAGAACAATCCAGTAGTTCGTCAGCTTAAAGAGCAGGCAGAACAACAAGCTAAGGCACAAACTGCGGCACAACTGCATAATAAGTACCCTAACTTTCAAGAGATTGTTGCCTCGGATGATTTCAGCAACTGGATTAAGTCTTCTAAAGTGCGGTTAGATTTGTTTGCTAAAGCGAATAATTTTGATCTTGACTCAGCCGAAGAATTGCTTGAGACCTATACTGCCCTTCGTGGCATTAAAGCGAAACAAGCCGATGAAACGCTAGTTAAAGGTGAAGAGACAAAACGCAATCAGCAATTAAGGTCTGCTGCGGTTCAGAAGGGCGGTACAGGAGAAGTCGGAAAACCTATCTATAAACGTGTCGATTTAATTCGTTTAAGAATGCAAGACCCAGAACGATACAATGCTATGCAAGATGATATCATGGCAGCGTATAACGAAGGTCGAGTAAAATAATTTTAATTTTAGGAGATTTTTAAAATGGCTTTAGGTACTTCACATCAAACAGTAACAACTGCAGATAAGTTTATTCCAGAGATTTGGTCCGACGAAGTTGTTGCGACCTACAAAAAGAACTTAGTTCTCGCAAACCTCATCAAAAAATTGTCTTTCAAAGGCAAAAAAGGTGATACACTCCACATCCCTAAACCGGGTCGTGGTTCTGCTAACGCAAAAGCTGCTTCTACTCAAGTAACATTGAACACAGATACAGCAACTGAAATCAACGTATTGATTAATCAGCATTTTGAATATTCAATCTTGATCGAAGACATCGTCGAAGTACAAGCTTTAGCTTCTATGCGTCAGTTCTACACTGATGACGCTGGTTACGCTTTGGCTCGTCAAGTAGACAATTCATTGATCCAGTTGGGTCGTGGTGTTAACGGTGGTGACGGTACAGCAGCTTACACAGCCGCTTATGCTGGTTCTAACGGTACTACTGCTTATGTTGCCGCTTCTAACAACGAAGCTGCTTTGGCTGACGCTGCAATCCGTCGTTCTATCCAGCGTTTGGATGACAACGATGTTCCAATGGACGGTCGTTTCTTAATCGTTCCTCCATCAAGCCGTAACACATTGATGGGTATTGCACGTTTCACTGAGCAAGCTTTTGTTGGCGAAACTGGTAGCAATAACACAATCCGTACAGGCGAAATCGGTAACGTATACGGTGTTCCAGTATTCGTTTCTACTAACGCTGATACAACTTCTGGTTCTGGTGCTGCTCGTATCGCATTGTTAGGTCATCGTGACTTCGCAGTGTTGGCAGAGCAAATGGCAGTTCGTTCACAAACTCAATACAAACAAGAATACCTCGGTAACTTGTTCACTGCAGATACAATCTACGGTGTTAAAGAGTTGCGTGATGGTTCTGCTGTAGCACTTGCTGTTCCAGCCTAATACCTAGAAACTAGGTTCTGCCCTGCAGTAGATGTGGGGCAGTTTCTTTAAGGGGTCTACTTAGACTCTTTAAATAAACTGTAGGAGATACAACATGGCAATATTTAAGTGTATGCAAACAGGCAATACGGTAGAGTTTGATCTTGATCATGACATCCGTACGATGCGTCAACATCCTGAGTATGAAGAAGTAATTGAAGAAGTAAAACAAGAAGAAG